AATTCTGATTATCATTTAGACAATATTGCTATTCAAGGTTGCACCAACGCCCAAATTTGTCTACAGCTTAATCAGGGAATAAAATTTCTAAAACCTGATTTTGTGATTATCAGCTTTACTCAATATGGTAGATATGAAATAGATACCAACATAAATCCCAAATTTGATGCTTCATCGGCACATGAACTTAAAAAATTTTATTTAAATAGATATCATACTAATATGTACGATCTCCCGATCAATAAGGAAAAAATTGACATAATCAATAGTTATCAAACTTTGGCTGCATCTGAAAATTTTGAGAAACTTAAGAATTATTTTTTCATAGAGATGATTTTGAGCAAATTAACTATGCAGGGTATTCCTTTTTGTTTTTCGCTTGGTGGATTTTATTTTATGCCCTATTATGATCAGTTTTTACAATATAATCACGTTGACTGCTTAACAAAAAAATATCCAAATCAATTAATTTTAACCAATTTATGGAACGACCGTAAATCTGAACTAGCAAATTCACAAGCTATTTTTCACAACGAAAATGAGCAAACACAATCTGCATTTGCTTCAGAATGCGTAGAGCATTTACGAAAAATATCTGTGTGATCATCTACTATTCATTATATTTTAAACCGAATAAATATTCAATAACGGAGTAGATTTTGCAAAAACGCACCCGCAGTATTCTTGATGAACTTGCTCATTTACCAGTCAGCAAAGATAAAGAAAATCTTGTAGAAAGTCGTGCTGGCCATGTTATCCAAGGAGCAATTAACTTAATTAATTATATTAAGGAAAACTATACTGCTGAGCAGGCCGACGAACTTGAACGCAGATTATTAAATAGCATTAGATCGCAAGATCCCAATAAGTTTTCCCGAGGTATCAGACGTTTTAGGAATGACAGCTGATGCTACTTGAATTTATAACATATATAGAAGAAGCTATAACTGGGCGTACACCGCACCCGGAAGATGCCATCTTTACCAGCAGCTCGGCTGCTCAACAACAAATACAAAGCTTAAAGGCCGTAATAGCCAATCCAACTAATCTCACAATCAAATGGGACGGATATCCTGCTATCATATTTGGTAGAATGCCAGATGGTAGATTAGGTATGGCAGACAAATACATGTTTGATCGCGGAGTATTAGTAGGTAATCCTGATGAGTGGCAGCAATACGATGCGCAAAAAGCATCAGGCGGCTTACGTGGTAGCTTGTATGACGCAGCAGCAGCACTTTGGCCTGGTCTTGATCAGGCAGTGACAGATTCTGGTTTTTTCTGGGCAGATTTAATGTATGCTGGTGCATTACGATCACAAAACGGCGTTTATGCGTTCAAACCTAATTTGGTAGAATATCAAGTTGACGTAAATAGTCCATTGGGCAAAATTATAGGACAAAGCGTTGGTGGTGTAGTTGTTCATCAATACTTTAAAGAAATAGGTGCAGAGCCGGTGCAATGGAACGGTCAAGGTCTACGCAACGTACCTGGTGGGGTGGCGATCATAAATCCAACTGCTGGAAATAAATTTAATTTAAAAACGCCAGTACAACTAGAAAGAGCTGCTGCTACCGCAGTAGAAAAGTATGGCGCAGCCGTTGATGAATTGATGTCTCAATTGCCACAGACTGTTAGAGATAAAATTAAAACATATTTTAATAAGCGAATTACTGGACAAACTAATCAAGAATTACACGATTGGTTACAAAATCAAATTAGCGCAAAACAATACAATATCCTAGTTGGACCTGAATATAACGGTTTATTGTTTGGCCAAAATAACAAAGGCGAAATTGTGGAAAGCTTGGGTTATTTAGGACTTAAAGCTATTTGGAATAGCATTTATGCTTATAAACAAAACCTAGCTAAACAATTAGCATCGCAAGTGACTGGTATCAAAGAGTTTGTAAACGGACAGCCAGCTGGCGAAGGTTTTATATTCCCAACTGCGTCTGGACTTGTAAAAATTGTTGACAGACAAGTGTTTAGTGCAGCTAATTTCGCTAAAATGGGCTAATTGGTATAAATATTGATATGCGTTACACGCAAATAATTAAGGAGAAATAAAATGCCAATCGGAGTAACTAAAGTAAATGGCGATACAGGTGGCGTAAACAACGTCGATGGTGGTCGCATTCTAACAAACGCAGCAATTATCAGTACAGGTGTTGTTGGTCCAGTTAATGCATACAACATTCAAGTTGTTGCTGGTAACCTAGCAGCCGAACTAAGCCGTGGTACAAACGGCACCGCAGGTGCAGTAGAAACACTGCTAAATGCAATTTCATCTAATGCAACTGTTTTAGCATATCAAGTTGATATTGGTGCAACTGCTGCTAATACACAGTTAAGTGTTATCACAGAGCGTAGCTCATGGGCAAGTGCGTCTGCAATGCAAGTTGCATTACGTGCTACCCTAGCAAGTAATATTGGTGCTAACGGACCAATTACAACAACCACAATGGATGTCCGCAATGTAGGTATCAAGTTAGCAGCATCAAGCTAATTGAACTTTGAGTAATTAAAAGCAGACTTCGGTCTGCTTTTTTTATGACCGCCATAAATATGTACATGCGGTAACGCAAACAATTTAGGAGAAACAACATGGCAATTGGAATTGATCGTAGTGCAGGTTATAATTATGGAGGTGCAACCGGTATACTTAACGGCATTGCATCAACAAGCCCTAGAAGTCAAGAAGTAGGTCAAAGTGTAGCACTATATCTAGTAGATGCAGGTCTGGACCTAAGTGGCGAAGATGATGCGGCAAATGAGGCATTTGAAGCTATTATTCAAGCTATGCCACCAGTATTAGCATATTATGCTCATGCCACATCGGGTGCTATTAGTTTTATTTGCGATGGTGTAAATGCACCTAGTGCAAGTTCGCTACAAACTGCTATCCAAGCAATTGGAACCAAAAAGGGATCAGTTAACCTAGGTAGCACCACAGTGACAGCAGGTACAAGCTTCGTGGTTGCATAATAATTGTAAGCTTGACAAAAAAGCAGACTTTGGTCTGCTTTTTTTTACGGCAATAAATATCATTATGCATTTTTACACTTGCGCTACATTAGTTGATATCACTGCCACTGGTGTTATTAGACACACAGCAGAGAAAGAGCTTGAGCGTAACCAACAAAGAAATTGGGAAACAGTATTACAATGTATAGGCTTGAAGGCTCAACCCCAATTTATTGACGGGCCGCACAGGAAAGAATTGAAGATAGACACAGACTCTATTTTTGGTGATATTTTTTACAATACCAAACAGCTAGTATGGATATTTTCTTTTGGCGTTGAAGCATCTGATGTGTTCTACTACAATGATGATCCAGTAGGACATTTAGACAGAGATTTTGCTCAAGTTCCTATCATCTGTGGATTAGAAGAAACTGCTAGATTTATACTTCCTATTTTTTATCCTTACGGATCAATTAAAAACATATGTTTTATGGCAGAAAGACTGAGTCTATAAATATATTGGATTCACTGGCGCAATTTAGGCTCAAAACTCATGGCATATTTAGGCATTTATACAGAACCCTTTGTTTTTCACGAAAGAATAATAAGAAAATGGCCATTAGCGAAAGAACAGACCTTGGTGCGCACGTTGATTTATGCGCTGAAAGGTACCGTGCGTTGGAACAGAAACTAGACAATCTGGAAGAACGTATGGACAAAATAGAAGAACACATTATTGTCATACGAACAACACTTATGGCACACAATAATGCATCTCAAAACAAGGATTCTAGTGCTACAGAAAAAGCTCAAGGTACAATTATAACAATTGGCACTGCATTTGGAGTAGCATTACTAACTGGTTTGATCACAACCATTGTTCATTTTATAATGAAATAAAAATGAAAATAGTAGAACTAGTAAATAAGTTATCAATATCGTTAACTAATGAAGAATCAGATTTACTGGGAAAATTTAGTACTAGCGACAAAATTAAAAAAAGAGAATTAACTGAACGAGAAAGAATTGTAGCAAATAGTTTAGTAAACAAAGACGTCCTAACTAGATTTAAACATGAAGGCAAAATCACATTCAAGAAAAAAATTAAGTAACAAAGAAAACAAGTTAGTTGATCATGCCGCTAATTATATTATCAACTGGACTAGAAAAGAGCTCAAAAAATTTGTAAATCAACCCGTAGTTATCCAAATTGGGGACTACGGGTTTTGTGTAGGGAAATATACTATTACAGGAAAAACCAAAAAAAGTTGGGCAGTACATAGCGACAGTAAACTAGTACATGATTTTACATCTAAAACTAATGCGATTCTTTATTGCTTATGTGAGACAACCAATAGCTATAGTTCAGCTAAAGAACTGCTAGATTTAGATAGTAAAATTGGTAGATTGGAAAATGATTTAGAACAATATAAACATTTCCTAACTACAACTAAAGATCAATTCAAAACTGAACTTTATTTAAATAGATATTTAGATGCAAAGTATCAATACAAAGCACAAAATGATATTTTGAAAAAAACTTTAAAATTGGCTAAATACAGTAAATTTGGGAACCAAACATTATGAGATTAACTGAAATGGGCACTAAGCCATCTGCTAAAAAAATTAACAAAGTGATGGAAAGTCGCTTTGGAATTAGCATTGATTACAACAATTTAGACTTTCCTAAAGCATATAAATTAGCACAAGGTCTAACAGAAAGTTTGAATCAAGTCAAAAAAAGCCATGGGGTGCATATTGCAGAAAAGAATCCAAAATACATGGAACTTCTGATGGTGCGTGAAGGTTTACACCGTTGGATGATTGAAAACAAAAACAAACTTATGTTAGAAAGCGAAATGGGAAAAAGCCAAGCTATTCTAGCTGCCAAAGACATGGTTGACAGTATTCAAGACATGCTCGAAGATGTCAGCAAAATGCAGAATGAACAGATGCCTGCGCTCATTGATACTATTCGCGATCAAATTGGAATGGAACAAGCCGATCAATTTAAAAACGCAGTAGGAACATTGTTGGCCAACATGGTAGACCAATTGGGATCAGCAAGAGAACAAGCCGATCAAGCTGCTCGAGCTTTAGCCGGTGAACAAGTTGCTCAACCAATGGGAATGGCACCAGCTGGAGGCATGCCAGGCGAAATGCCAACTGCCGGCACTGACATGATGCCACCTACTGATGAGTTCGCTGCTACTGCTCCAGCAGCTGGACCAAATGAAATTGGTCGAGAAAAAAGATAATGCAAATCAAAGAAATTATCATCGAAGATATAGTTGATGATATGCTCGAAGATGAAGCAGACTCGCGTGGTGATGCCAACCTAATCACCACGTTAGAATTTCTTCGTAACAGGGCTCATGACACTCACGTCCAGCCAAGAATCAGAACAGACAGTCTTATAAAACTGGTTCAATCAACGGGCGAACAAGCTTTTACATTGGAAAATCTTCTTAATGCATTTAAAAATAATCAAGAACTCAAAGGATTAATTAAAGACATTAAAGATGACAACAATGGTGTAAAGTATGTATACTTACAACCATTCGCCGATGATTCCGAAGTTGCAGCCTTAGGAGATACCAATGCTCCAAGAACTCCCCCGGAACGTACAGTAGATTCAATGGCAAAGTCTGCTCTTGCAAAACGGTCTTAAATAATTTAACATAGTCTCAAGGAGATAGTTCATGGCTTATTCTGGTCAAGTCTTAGATCATTACGAAAATCCAAGAAATGTAGGTAAGATGGATAAAAATGATCCTAGTGTAGGAACTGGATTAGTTGGTGCGCCGGCCTGCGGCGACGTATTACAACTTCAAATCAAAGTCGAGGGAGATATCATAACCGATGCAAAATTTAAGACATACGGCTGCGGTTCGGCGATTGCATCGTCGTCGTTGGTCACTACTTGGCTTAAAGGAAAGAGTCTTGATGAGGCGGATTCAATTAAGAATTCGGACATTGCGGAAGAACTCGCGTTACCTCCAGTCAAAATCCATTGTTCCATATTGGCGGAAGATGCAATTAAAGCAGCATTAGAAGATTACAGAAAAAAAACATCTCAAAATGTACAGACTTGACGAAATACAGTCTATACAAATTGAGCCAAGCAGTCTTTGCAATGCCAGATGTGTGTCATGTGTGAGAAATGTAGGCGGGTATAATCATAACACTGGATACGAAGAAAGAAATCTCTCATTAAATGATATGAAAACTATTTTACCAATCTCATTGGTAAAACAAATTCATAGTGTGCTTTATAATGGTAATTTTGGGGACATGCTAATGAATCCGGAAATAGTAGAAATTACAGCATGGCTGTTGGAAGTAAATCCAAGATTAAAAATTGAAGCTATGACCAATGGCGGAGCAGGTAGTAGGGCACTTTGGCAGGGTCTTGGTAAATTAGGCATTCAGTGTAATTTTGCACTAGATGGATTAGAAGATACTCATCACTTGTACAGACAAAATACAGTATGGTCCACAGTAATTAAAAATGCGCAAACTTTCATGCAAGCAGGCGGCAAAGCAGTATGGAAGATGATAGAATTTGAACATAATCGGCATCAAATTGATCGATGCAGAGAGCTTGCTGCTCAATTGGGATTCAGCAGATTTTGGCTTCTAGAATCCTCTATTAATAGAGGAGCAAGAATAGCATTTGATAACAATGGAAATTTTAGTCATCACATAGAACCTAATCCTAAAATGACTAACCAAAGACCATCTGCAGAAATATACGTAAAGTCAATTAAAGAAGTATTTCCTGACACATTTAAAAGAACAATACAAGATCAAACACCAAGAAGAATAAGCTGTCATGCAAAAAAAACAAAAGATCTCTATATAAACTGTGTAGGTGAAGTCTATCCTTGCTGTTTTATAGGACATCAACCCAGATCTTTAGACCCAGAATATTATTTCTCAAATGTTCAAATCAAAGAATTGCTTAAATTTCATGAAAATAATGCACTGGTGTATCCATTGGAAAAATGCCTAGAATGGTTTTCCCAGGTAGAGGAAACCTGGAAAAAATCTACTCTTAAAGAAGGCGGTTTAATAGTGTGTCATGAAAATTGCAGTAAAACTGAATATTGGTGGAATGCACAAAAGATAGAACATAAATTATGATTATGGAGTTTGATGATGATACAGTTAACTGAAACAGCAGCAAGAAAAGTGCAACAACAATTAATTAAACGAGGCAAAGGCCATGGAATAATGATTGGTGTACGCACCACAGGGTGTTCAGGTCTTGCCTATAAGCTAGAATACGTTGACATTGTACCCACAACTAACGAATGGTTAGGATATCAAAGTCACGGAGTTAATGTATGGGTGAACGGGCATGATTTACCTTATGTAACAGGTCTTACAATGGATTACAAACGTCAAGGCTTGAATGAAGGATTTGAGTTTATAAACCCAAATGAACGCGATCGCTGCGGATGCGGCGAATCTTTTAGGATATAAATGAGTTACATTGAAGATACAGTTTCAAAAAAATTAAACTGGGCGAAGGAAAATCCTTCGCTTTGTTTTTTTCCTTATACTGGTCTAGATTTACGCTTGGCTCCAATTGCCAATGGAAAACTAAAGGTGTCGTGCTGTTGTAACCTAGAAAATACGCCCATAGTTGATCAAGTTACTTCGGACCCATTTTTAGATTTGAAACAAAAGTTAGGGGGGCCGCAACTGCCAAGCAATTGTGCTAGATGTATTGACGAAGAAAACTCCGGCGGTGTTTCAGAAAGGATACGAAACATTCTAGCTACAGATATCAATGACTTATATGAATTTGCAAAAAGCAGAAAAGTAAAAGAATTTGAATTAAGAGTTTTGTTTAGTAATGTGTGTAATTTGAGTTGCAGAAGTTGTGAACCTTATTCTAGTTCTACTTATGCTAAGATTACAGCAAATAACGAAGTTAATCATCTAGAACTTGATATCACTGATATAGATTTGTACTGGAATTTAATTATCCAAACAATTTTGTCTAAAGTCAATGAATGCGATCGTTTTTATATACATTTTATGGGCGGAGAACCGTTGCTGCATCATGGCAATAAAAAACTAGTTGATTGGTTAATTCACAATCAATTAAACGATCGTGTGAATTTAAGAATTACTACTTCAATTAATATATCTTTCAAAAAGGATTTTCTTGAAAAAATTGATAAATTTCGAGCAGTAGACCTTATTCTCAGTATAGACGGAGTACACAACAATTATCATTATGTAAGATGGCCCGCACGATTTGAAAAAACTATTGCTAACT